ATAGGAGAGGCAATTTCAAAATATAAAAAGTCGGGTGGGGAAAAGGTTATACTTGAAATTTCGTCGCTTGCAACAGGTGCTACTGATTATGAGGAAAAGCTTCAGCAACTTATGTCGGAATATTTTAAGGCATATTTTGAAAACAAGAATGTCGTTTTGCCTTTGACCGAGGGGTACAAGGCTGTTCCTCAGACTAGCGAAAATTCAAAGAAAACTGCTAACGAAATATCAGACATTAAAACGCTCACATCAGAGGCTTTTGACAGGGTGGGGCAAGCCTTAAAAATTCCTCCAGCAATTTTAAAAGGCGATATTGCTGATGTTTCTCAGCTGACGGATAATTTGCTAACATTTTGCATTGACCCTCTAGCCGACTTGCTCGGTGAAGAAATTATCCGAAAGCGTTATGGGCAAAGTGAATATATTAAAGGCAATTATATGAAAATTGACACAACTTGCATCAAGCATATTGACATATTCAGCATTGCCGAAAAAGTTGATAAGCTTATAGCCAGTGGGATGTACAGCATTGACGAGGTTAGGGAAAAAGCTGGTGATACAAAGTTGAACACAGAATTCAGTAAAAAGCATTGGATAACCAAAAATTATCAAGACATTGAAAATTTGGAAATTGTGAAGGGAGGTGAAAATACTTGAGATAAATCTCAAGCTTGGAAAAATCTGCTGTCGGAGCATTGCTCCTCCTGCGATAAACGCATCGCAGACTTTTCATAAATAGGAGGTGAAAATTAAATGCCAAAATTTTGGGAAATCAAGCAATCAGCAACCCCCAAAACCGTTGATATTTATATCTATTCTGATATAAAAGGCGACGGTTACGACTTTTGGAGTGGCGAAAAAATCAAGAGTGAAACCTCTGCAAATAATTTTAGGGAACAGCTTGCACTGGTCGGGGAATTTGATAATATCAATATTTATATCAATTCTCTTGGTGGCTCTTGCCTTGAGGGCAATGCGATTTACAACCAACTAATGCGTTGCAAAGCCTTTAAAACGGTTTATGTAGACGGTTTTGCGTGTTCTGTCGCAAGTATTATTGCAATGGCTGGGGATAAAATTGTTATGCCAAAAAATACGGTTATGATGATACATAATGCGTGGACTTATGCGTGTGGCAATGGGAAAGAACTGCGAAAATGTGCTGATGATATTGATGTTATGAATAGTGCCTTTGTCAATGCCTATCTCAACAAAACTGGGGACAAGCTTTTGAAAGATAAATTGCTAGAAATGCTTGATAATGAAAGTTTTTTAACAGCTGAACAGTGTTTGGAATATGGTTTGGCAGATGAATTTGCAGATTATGATGTTAACATTGAATCAGCAAAACAGGCGTTACAGCAGGCGAAAAAAGAGGGCATAAAGCAATATGCCGACCGCCTCGATAAAATTGTCGCACTTGCAAATATACCGCTAACACCGCCCGCACAAACCCCACCACAGAGCGACGAAACCCAAATGAAAAAAACATTAAGCACGCTTGAAATGTGTTTAAACTCATTTTGCAGTCAACTGCAAAAATAATAGAAGGAGGGCATATTATGCCAATGAAAAACAAAGATTTTATCTCGCAGAAAACAAAGGAGCTTGCAACCAACATCCTCGCAGCAGTAAAAGCTGGTGACGAGTCAAGCATTACTCAATCATTCGCCGATTTTCAGGAGGCTATCGCACAGCAAAACGCTTCTGATATTGGAATGGCAATCGCACAAATGGACAACGCAGTGCTTTCAACTCGTGGAGCAAAACAGCTCACTTCCGAAGAAAAAGACTTCTGCCAACAGCTAATGAACGCAAGCGTATCGGCAAATCCAAAACAAGCAATTTCAGACATCACAAAGGCAATGCCTGAAACGATTATTGACACAGTTCTAGAAGATGTCAAAGCAGAACACCCTCTCCTTGACATTATTGATTTTCAAAACACAAGCGGTCAAGTGAAAATGATTTTGAACTCAGACAGCGTTGACCTTGCAACTTGGGGCGAGCTCAACACAGCAATTGCAACAGAACTTTCGGGAGCAATTGAAACCCTTGATATGACTTTCTGCAAGCTTTCAGCATTCTTGCCTGTTCCAATGGATATGATTGATTTTGGTCCAGCGTGGTTGTTGACATTAATTGTTGCAATACTTTCAGAGGCTCTTTCAAGAGGATTAGAAAGTGGTTGCATTGACGGTGACGGGAACAAAAAGCCTATTGGAATGACAAGGGATTTAGATGGAGCAGTTGTCGGAGGAGTTTACCCAAGAAAAACAGCAATCGTTCTTTCTGAAATTACACCGACAACATTTAACGCAATCGTTTCAGAGCTTTCAAAAAATGCAAAAGGCAATTACAGAAAAGTCCCTGAAGTAATTTTTCTTTGTAATCCTGTTGATTATCTAACAAAAGTGCTCCCAGCTACAACCGTTTTATTGACTGACGGTACATACAAGACCGATATTTTCCCATATCCAACAAGGGTAATTCAGTCCGCTGAACTTGCTGAGGGCGAGGCTGTCATCGGAATTGCAAGCAAATATTTTATGGGTGTTGGCTCTTCCAAAACAGGCAAAATCGAGTATGACGACAGCACACAATTTCTTGCGGATAATCGTGTTTACAAGATTAAGCTTCACGGAAACGGTCGCCCTAAAGATAACAACGCATTCCAGCTGATTGATATTAGCGGGCTTGTTCCAACAAATCGCAAGGTTGAGGTTGTGAATACAACGGCTAAACCAGTTAACACAAAGGCTGTTGTTTAATAATTTTTGAGGGAGGCTTATTATGACCGAGCAAGAATTAGCATTACTCGCTGATGTAAAAAACTATCTTGACATCACTTGGAATGATGAAGCTACCGACAAAAAGCTAACAGGAATAATTAATAGAGGAAAAAGCTACTTGCAGGATATTGCAAGTAGCCTTTTCATTGATTTTGCAGTCGAATGCAAGGCAAGAAGTCTGCTTTTTGATTATTGCAGATATGCCCGAAGTAATGCCCTTGAAATGTTTGAAATCAATTTTAAATCTCAGTTAATAGGACTAAGACTTGCGTATAAAGTGGCGAACATTACAATAGAGGAGGATGCTCCAGTTGATAATTAAAACACCAATTGAAATGCAAACCTTTAACGACGGGATTTTGAAAATTTACGAAACTGACGAAAATGGGGATATGAAAAACATTCCCAAAATTGGCAATGTTCGATTTTCAAACCGAGTAATTGGTGCAAAGCGTTATTTTGCAGCTGCACAAGCACAAATTGAATTTTCTGACCTTGTGAGAATACCATTAATAACTACAATATCAAATTATGATGTTGTAGTAATGAGTGGTTACAAATATGAAATTAAGCAGATACAATGCATATATGACAGCAATCCGCCTTGTGTTGATTTGACACTGCGTATCCTTGATATGTTTAAAGAGGTGACTTAATATGTCACTTCCAAGTAGTGTAAAATTCAAAAAAGACGGAATAACCTATGAGAGCAATGTTGACAGGGTCAATTATACAATTAAAGAATTAACAAGAGCTGCCCTTCGTGATGTTGGAAAATTTGTTGCAAGAACCACCCGTACTAAAATAAAAAGAAAAACTGGTCGGCTTGCTAAAAATATTCAATATTGGGTAAGGAGTAAGCAGGACAAGCCTGATTTACAAATTGGCTTTAAGCCAGGGGGTTTTTACGGAGGCTTTCAGGAACTTGGAACTGCAAAAATTCCTAAAATAGGAGCGTTGCAAAATTCAGTATATGACAATATTGAAACTATAAGAAAAATAGAAGGCGAATATTTATCAGCGATTGAGGACGAAAATAAAGCCTTAAGCATTATTGACGAGGGGGAATATCAAGGTGAGTAAAACATCAATCATAACTGATACAGTAAAAACAACTATCAAAGAAGTTTGTCCACGAACATACCACAATATAGCACCACCACAAGCGAGTTATCCGCTTACTACATTTACAATTCGTGAAATTTCAAGGGAACAGTCAATTACAAGATATCAGCTTGAACTGAATGCATGGGGGAAAACCAATCTTGAGGAAATTGATGACTTATTAGACGAAATTGACGAGATAATGAATTTCGCACAAATTGATATTGAGGGTGGAATTATAAAAATATATGTTAGTGGAAATAGAATAACAATTGATGACAATGAAAAAAGCATAATGCATAAGCGTGCTTTATATGAACTTAATTACTACGAAAGGGTGATAATTTAATGCGAAAAAATAAAAATTACAATGGTTATACAGCCAAAACCCCCGACAACTTACAACTTGATGCAGGTGCATTTTTCTTAAATTTTATTGTCGGAACAGATACATATTCGACAGCTAAAGCAGCCGGGAAGCTTCTTGGTGCAACTCAAGGCGGTGGCGAATTTAAAGCAACTCCTGAAATAAGGAACACAGAAATTGACGGTGTAAAATCTCGTGTTGTTGGGCTTGTCAGCATTGATGGATGGGAAACTTATCTAAAAGCAACACTTATTGAAGTAACAAAAGAAAGCATTTCAAAAGCTTTAGCAGTGGCAAGTATTAAAGATGATTTCAGTGAAACTTATACCGAAATATCGGGTAAGCAAATTATTCTTGATACCGACCATATTTCAAATGTGACTTGGGTGGGGCATATTGCTGGATATGACAATCCAATAATTATTCAAGTTTATAATGCTCTCAACGAAAGTGGCTTGACTCTTGCAGTATCAGATAAAGCCGAGGGAAAAATCGAAGTAACTTTCTTTGGGTATAACACAGTAGAAGACTATTCGAGTGAGGAAATCATTCCGCCTTTTAAAATTTACTATCCAAAAACAGTAACAGCACCAGTTGAAGGAGGATAATAATGCGTAAAATTGTAACAAAAGATGCCTTTGCACTTGCAAGGATAATAAAAAAAGCAAATATCAGAAAAGAAGTTGCTGAATTTGCAACAACATTTTCTAAAGGGAAAAACGCAAAAGAAGTCGGCTTGGAGTTTTTCGTTCTTTTAATTGAAAGCACCTCAGAGCCAGCAGTTGAAAAAGAAATTTATTCAATGATTGCTTCAATTGCTGAAGCTGATGAAAAAGAAATTCCAAACAAGCCACTATCTGAACTGATTGAGATTTTAAAGGAAATTGTTAAGGAAAACGACCTGAACGGTTTTTTTACACAGGCATCTGCCTTGATTCGATAAGAATAGATATGCTCCTAAAGAGATATAGCGGGAATTTAGACTTCGTATTTTCCCTCCCTATTTCTGACGGAGCAGATTTAATTTTACAAGCAATTAATGCAGATAGAGAAGAAATGCTGATTCAACGGTGGCTCAACGGTGGTTATGAGCGTTATGGAGTATCATATCAAGAATTTAAAAACAAGATTAATTCAGCACATGATAACAGGAACTCAAGTGAAATTTTGGAAGATGTTGAAATGTTGCTCGAAAACTATTGCTTTGGAGGTGATGAAGAATAGAAATTTTTAAATTATTTGGCTCAATTTTTGTTAATTCAGATGAAGCAGAAAAGTCAATTGCAAAAACGGACAGCAAAGCAAAGGATGTAATGGGAACTCTCGGTGGTGGAATAAAAACTGCTGCAAAGTGGGGAACAGCAATTACTGGGGCTGCTGTTGCAACTGGAACTGTTATAACTGGAATGGCTGTAAAATTTGGAGATACAGCAGGAGCAATTGATGATACCTCAAAAAAAGTTGGAATATCAGCTGAAGAATATCAAAAGTGGGCTTATGCTGCTAAATTAGGTGGAATGGAATCAGCAACTTTAGAGAATGCAATGATTAAACAACAGAAGGCTTTTTCCGATGCAAAAGACGGAAGTAAGTCAATGTCAGAAGCTTACCAAAAACTTGGCATTGACATAACTCAAATTGGAACAGCTGGCGAATCCTTTAATGTTGTTATGGCAAAGCTCGCAGACATGAAAGACGAAACACAGCGAAATGCCTTAGCAAATGATATTTTTGGAAAGTCATATGCTGAACTTTCACCACTTTTAGCAGAAGGCTCTGAAGGCATGAAAAATATGAAGGATGAAGCAGTTAAGATGGGCGGAGTATTAAGTAATGAAACAGTTTCAGCAGGTGCAGAATTTGGTGATACAATCGATAAGTTAAAAACAGCGGGAATGGGTTTGTTTAATAACATAGCATCTAGTGTTCTCCCAATTGTTCAAAAATTAATGGATGCCATTATTGACAATATGCCAATGATTCAAGGCGTTATTGCCCAAGTTGCACCGATAATATCAAACTTATTCTCACAGCTAATGCCACCACTAATGGAACTTGCACAGAATTTATTCCCGATTATTATTAACTTAATTACGACATTGATGCCGACTGTAATGGAAATAATGACGAATGTACTTCCAATTGTTACACAATTGCTGAATATGTTATTACCACCGCTTATAGAAATAGTATCTGCATTACTTCCACCACTAATGGAAATCATAAACGCACTATTACCTATTTTAAGTGTGGTAATTACTTTGCTAGAGCCAATTCTGAATTTATTTACTTCATTATTAGAGCCAATTGTAACATTAATTTCAACATGTATTGCACCTCTTATAACGATACTCGCTTCATTAATTACCTCAGTTTTAGAGCCATTACAGCCGATACTCAAAGCACTTGCAAATATTTTTGGAGCAGTTCTCGGTGGAGCAATTTCGCAAGTAACCACAATTATTAAAACAATAATGGATGTTTTTAAAGGACTCATAACTTTCATTACTGGAGTTTTCACAGGGGATTGGGGAAAAGCTTGGGACGGAGTTAAAGCTATTTTTTCGTCTGTTTTTGAGGGGTTAATATCAATTGCGAAATCCCCAATTAATTTTATTATTGGAGCAATTAATACAATGCTCGGAGGACTTAACAAGCTGAAAATTCCCGACTGGGTGCCAGGAATAGGAGGAAAAGGCTTCAATATTCCGCTGATTCCAAAGCTTGCAAAGGGTGGGCTTGCTTATGCAGATACACTTGCAATGGTTGGTGACAATGCCGATGCAAAAATCAATCCTGAAGTTATCGCTCCGTTATCATCACTTTCAGGAATTTTAGCAGAGAGCTTAACTGGATTAGCTAATAATATAGCCAATTCAATTATTTCGGCTTTAGGCGGAAATAGTTTTGGTGGAAATAATGCTCCTGTGACAATAATAATTAAAACAGAAATGGGTGAAATTGCTAAAATAATCACTCCATTTGTATCACAAGAATTAGAGTTAAATGCTAGTAATTTAGCATTTGCAAGGGGGTAGAAAATGTATTGGTTAGAATTTAACGGAAAAAACACGCAAGACTATGACCTATTAATACAAAGCCTTACCCCAAAACCTCGCCCTCAAAAGCGTTTTGCCGAAATAATTGTTGATGGTAGACACGGAACATTAACTGTAACCGACGACACATATTCGCCTTTCAGCTGGTCGCAAGAGTTTGTTTTAACAAATTTAAGCAGGCTTGCAGAAGTCAAGGCTTTATTTAGTAGCAGTGGAAAGCTCGTAACAAGTGACAACCCCAATAAGTTTTATAATGCAAAAGCCTTTGAAAGTATGGCAGTTGAAAATATCAATCACGCTTGGAAAAAGGTAACAGTCCAGTTTTATGTACAGCCATTCTGTTATGCAACCACACAAGAAACAATTTTTCTAGAAGAAGCGGGAATGATATACAATATTGGAGATGTTGAAGCACAGCCGATAATCACAGTTTATGGTGCTGGAGATTTAACTGTTTATGTCAATGGTCAAGGCTTGAAAGTTAAAAATGTTGTGGAAAGTGCAATTGTTGACTGCCAAAATTTGCTTGCTTATGAAGGAATGCTACCTCGCCTCACAGTTGGCGACTTTCCTGTTTTGCAAACAGGAGAAAACACAATTAGTTTTAATGTAGCAACGAAAATTGATATTGCTCCAAACTGGAGGTGGTTTTAATTGATAAAACTTTACGACAAAAACGAAACTGATTTTACAACAAATGGAATTAAAGTTTTACAGCCAATTTCAGCAATTGTGAATGAAGAAATCAACGGAAATTATGCTCTTGAAATCGTAATGTCAAAGTGGGACACATCAATTGAAACCGAATCCATAATAAAAGCACCAACTCCAAAAGGCGAGCAATTATTTCGTGTGTTTATGCCTGATGTGAACGCATTGAGTTCAAACACTTATTTCGCAAGGCATATTTTTTATGATTTGCTTGATAGTTTTATTGAGGACAAGCGACCGAATGGCTCGGCACAAGAGGCATTAAACAGTATTTTGCAAGGCACATTTTTTAGTGGAATATCCCTCATAACTTACAATAACACAGCAACATATCAAATGATGTCCCCAGTAAAAGCCTTGCTCGGTGCTGAAAATTCCATAATAAATCGGTGGGGTGGAGAGATTGAGCGTGACAATTTCACAATCAGTTTAAAATCAAGTTTAGGAATTGACCGAGGTGTGTCAATCCGTTTTAGAAAAAATCTCACTGGGTTGAATGTGAAAACCGAAATTTCAAATATTGTCACAAGAATTTATCCAACAGGGCGACAAGCCGACGGGCAAACTCTTTTAACCCTACCCGAAAAATATGTTGATAGTCCGTTGCTTGCTAATTACGCCAATCCTAAAATTACAAGAATTGATTACAGTGAGGCAAGAACAGAGCAAGAACTCCGAGTTCTTGCTCAAACTGAATTTTCTGAAAACAATCTCGACAAGCCTTTGATTTCTGCAAGTGTGAATTTTATACCTTTAGAAAGCACCGAGGAATACAAAGATTTAGCAGTGCTTGAGCGTGTGTATTTGGGCGATACAGTACATATTTTTCACGAGCCATTAAGTATTGAATTAACAGCAAAGGTGGTTTCATATAGTTATAATTGCTTGACTAAAAAGTACATAAATGTAACTTTGGGCAATGTGATTGCTCCTTTTGGCAGCGAAAAAAGTATTGTTGCAAAAATGGCATACAAAGCATCACAAGAGGCTGCTGACAATGCAACGGCACTAATAACATCGGCAATGGGTGGATATGTTGTCAAGCGTGAGAATGAGTTACTAATAATGGATACTGACAACCCAATGACAGCTCAAAAAATTTGGCGGTGGAATTTAAACGGCTTGGGTTATTCTTCAACTGGCATTAACGGCCCTTATGGTTTGGCGATGACAATTGACGGGCATATCGTTGCTGACTTTATTGATGTTGGAATGCTAAAAGGAATTATTTTACAATCAGCCAATTATATTGCAAATTCAGCTGGTACTAAAATAGACCTTGCCAATGGCACAATTGACAGCAAAAATTTTAAGGTGTCGAGTGACGGCACAGTTAATGCAACTAACGGAGTATTCGACGGTACAATCAATGTAAATGCTGGGCAAATCGGCGGTTTTGCAATAAATGAATATGATTTAGGTTCAAGCACAAGCACAACCGACCCGGCAACAGGCATTAAAACAACAAATGACATAAACATTTCAAGTTCTTTTGGATTATCTACTGCACAAAAAATCGAAGGTGATGGTATGAATTATGTGTATGTAACATTAAATTCAGGAGGAATTATTTTTGGGTTTGCTCACGAGGGAGCGGGGCAATATTATAGTACAGTATCAATGCAAGCTGGGTACAATGTGATAGAGGTTGATGGCAATTTTCGGGTTAACGGCTCTATTTACTCAAACGGCGTACAAGTGACCTCCGACCGGGGCAAAAAGACCGAAATCAAACAACAAAATTTATATGCTCTTGACGAAATTGGAAAGCCCAATTTTTATTCGTACAGAATGAAAGATGAGGATAATTATAACTGCAAATTTGGTTTAATGTACGACGAAGCTCCAAATTGTATCAAGCAAGAAAATGCAAAAGGCGAAAAGCACATTGATTTATACGCTTATAACTCGCTTAATCTTAAAGCCATACAAGAATTATCCAAAAAGTTGGACAGACTTGCAAATCGTGTTGATGATTTAGAAATTGAAAATGCACGCTTGAAAAAAGACCTTAAAAGAGAAAAAAAGGTAAACGAAATCAAGACAAAAAATCTAAATAAAAAGGTTGGTGAAATAAATGGTAAATAGCTATATTACTCTACAAGCAAGCAAGACAAATCATATCACAATCGAGGCTAATCAAGGTGATGAGAGTAGTCAAAAAGTGAGTATGTCATTACTTGATGGCAGTATGCCTGTTGATTTAACAGGTGCGAGCGTTTCATTAAGAACAAAAAAATCAGACGGAAACGCAATACTTAACAATTGCCCCATCATTGACGCAACTAACGGAAAAGCTTATGTTATATTAACACCTCAAATTTGTGTATTAGCTGAAACTTTATTATGCGAAATTTGGATAATTTGGAGCGATACAACTTTAAAAATTATCAACGGGTTAACAATAAATGTAAATAAAACTTTTGGGGTAACAGCCATTGAAAGCACAGAAGAATTTACGGCACTAACAACTGCAATTGCGACAGTAAATTGTTATGATAGCCGAATAGCACAAAACACAGAAGACATATTGCTTAAAGTCAACAAATCCGACATAGTTGATAACCTCACAACTGGTGGAACAACAGTGCCAGCAAGCGCTGAAACTGTAAAAACTTTAAAATCAATCACAGACAACCTCACCAACGGCACAATCCTCACTAACGCAAGCAAAATACAGGGTAAGCCAGTATCAGCAACAGCCCCGACAGCAAATCAGATATTGCAATTCGACGGCACAAGTTACACACCGACTACAATCGTCGAAAGTGGCTCTAACACTAACGGAAGTTATACCAAGTTTGCAGACGGCACTATGATTTGTACGCACAAAATCAGTTCGGGCGTTGGAAATACAGCGTCGGGGGCAATATATATTTCCCCTGCTACAACTTGGACTTTTCCGGTAGCATTTGTAGGAGGGCTTCCAACAGTTAACATTATGGTTAGCAAAATGCTTGTAAGCGGTACAAACCCAATAAGTGTATCAAGAGCAGCAAGCTCTAATTATGCCTTGACATCAATAAGTGCAATTTTCGTTTGGTACGACAGCCTAAGTACAACTTGTCAATCGGAGCTGTCGGCAATAGCAATTGGCAAGTGGAAATAATTTTAAAAAAGAAAGGAAATGATTTTATGAAAAAAGTTTACATCGGCGTTGGACACGGAGGACAAGATAGTGGAGCATATGCCCCACCAATTAAGGAAAAAGACCTAAATCTAGGCATTGCGTTAGCTTTAGGGGCAGAGCTACAAAGGCACGGCGTGGAGGTTATGCTATCTCGCACGACTGATGTTTACGAGGATGTTAATGCAAAGGTCGCAGAGTGTAACAAGTTTGCACCGGACTTATGCCTTGATGTGCATAACAATGCTGGAGGCGGTGACGGCTTTGAGGTTTACCATTATACCGGCGGAGGAACATCTTTGGTTATGGCTCAAAATATTGAAAAAGAAGTTATCGCAATTGGGCAAAATTCGAGGGGTTGCAAAACAAAACTCGGCTCTGACGGCAAAGACTATTTTGGATTTATCCGTATGACGAAATCCCCAGCCGTTTTGGTTGAGTGTGCTTTTGTTGACACTAAAGATGTGCAAATTGTCGACACTTCAGCCGAGCAAAAATCAATGGGAATTGCGATTGCAAAGGGAATTTTGAAAACTTTGGGAATTGCTTATATTCCCGAAGTTGCACCAGTTCAGCCAGTGCCAGTACAACCAGCCATTGACTATTTATCAGTCATAGCAAGCAAAGATTTGGAAATCGCAAGACTAAACGCAAAAATAAACAATGCTAAAACAGCATTAAATTAGGAGGAAAAAAATGTTTAATTTATTAATCGCAAATGTCTTCATCAAAATACTCGCAATTTTTATGATTTTGGATATGCTCTTGGGGGTAATCAGGGCGATAAAAGAAAGAAAATTTAATTCTTCAGCAGGCATTGACGGAGGCATCCGAAAAGTCGGAATGCTAGCTAGTACGATTGTGCTGTGGTTATTTGACCAAATCATACATATCGATTTGGCATTTATGATACCCGACAGATATTTATCTTTCCTCGGCACAAATAAAATCGGGCTTTGTGAAATATTTGCTATCTTATATATAATGTTTGAGTTTTGTTCGGTGCTAAAAAATATGGTTAAGTGTGGCTTGCCAGTTCCAAAAAAAATTAAAACTTGGGTAGAAAAAGCACTAACCGAACTAACGGACGAAATGGGCGAAAAGCAAAAGGTGGAAGTGGCTGAATAA